GGAGGCATTATGCGCGTAAACATCCTCATCATTGTGCTGTGGCTAGCTCTGGCTCCACCGGCGTACGGACAGTCCGCGGACTGCTCCGCTGACGCATCACCGGCTCTGCAGCAGCAGATTGACGCATGGCTCACAGCGGGCGGAACGCTGCACATCCCGGCAGGTTGCTACCGGCTGAGCCACACGCTCCGCTTTGCCCATGCGGACGGTTCGCCGGTGTTCGGCAACATCGAGGGCGACGGTCCAGAGGTAACCCGGTTTGTCGCAGACGCGGGCATCGGCCAAGCGCTCCGCTTCGAGGACTGGTGGCTCGGCAGTATGTCGGGCTTCAGCGTCCAGGGATCACGGAACGGAGTAACCAACCCTGACAACACCGGTGACGCAGGCATTGTGTTTGCCGCGCGGCATCAAGACCTCGGCACCTGCTGTGGCACGGTTGAGAACGTCACATCGTCCGGCTTCGCCCGCTGCTGGCTGATGGGCGAGGATGCGCCTCCGTTTCCCGCTGCTGCGGAGTTTGTGTTGACCAACGTCGGAGGTAACTACTGTGGCGATGGCTTCAGCTTCGCCTCCTACAACACGCTCGATTTCGTATTCCAGAAGGCGGGCTTCACCAATACTGGCACGGCGTTCCATACGATCTTCGGTGGACCCGGCCAACTTACCTTTGTCGGCGGAGGCTCGACTAACAACGCGACCGAGTTGAACACCCGAGGCGACTGCACCACGGTGTACATGACTGAGTACCGGGCGGAGCAGACGACCAGTATTCCAGTGCTGGCCGGCGGCTGTCCTGGTCAGAAGCTCACCATCATCAACTCGCAGCTTTCGGCGCGCTCCGACTATGTACCGGTGAGCATTCAACTCGACAATGGCGATACGCAGGTAGCGCTCATCGGCAACACGCTCATCGGCCAGGTCCAGATGGTGCAGGGTACGCAGACGGTGTATGCGTATGGAAACACGATCCTGACGCAGAACGGGCTTCCGCCGTTTGGGTTCAGTGATCCTAACTGCTGCGGAACCATGCGCCTCTACACGGCAGGCAATCGGAACGCGCAGAGCGTAGCTGGCTCCTGGCCGACCGACTGGTGGCCCGACAATCTCCAGGGCATGTGGCTGTTCCCGCCCAACAGCGATGCCTCGCACCAAAACCCGACCCCGACCCCGATACCTGCTACGACAGCCACAGCGGCACCTACGGCGCAGCCTACGGCTCTCCCGCCCACGCGCACGCCCATACCTACCACGGCCACGCCGATACCGCTCACGGCCACGCCAGGAGCCTCTCCGACGACCTGTTCGCAAGACGTGAGCGTGACGGCTGCCAAGTCGGGCGAAACGGCTGACTCAGTGAGTGTCGATCTGCACCTCGACATTCCTGTTTGCCAGTAGTATTTCCGTAAAGTCCCGCAAGACGAACCGTAGAGGAGGAGTTGGCTCTATGAACGTACGTCGCGTACTGGTTTCAGTAATGGTCAGCCTGAGCGTGCTGGCCGTGATTCTGCCGGTCTCGACTACGCAAGCCGTGGCTGCGTTTGTTCAGGTCGCTGCCGCGACGCCGCAGAGTCCGTCTGCATCCGTATCAGCGACGTACAGTCAGGCTCAGTCCGCCGGTAACACGAACGTGGTAGCCGTGGGATGGAACGATCAGACCTCCAGCATCAGCGCAGTCACCGACACGGCAGGCAACACGTACGTCCTGGCGGTAGCCACGGCGCGCGGTCAAGGCCTGAGTCAGGCAATTTACTATTCTCAGGGCATCAAGGCGGGAGCCGGTAACAAAGTCACCGCCACATTCTCGTCTGCAGCGAACATCGTTGATCTGCGAATCGCGGAATACAGTGGCCTGGGTGGTGGGCTGGACGGCTCCGCCTCGGGCAATGGAACTTCAGGTACAGCGTCGAGCGGCTCGTTTACGACAACGAACGCCAACGATCTGATAGTCGGAGCCGGCATGACGGTCGGAGTGTTCACCGGGGCTGGCAGCGGATTTACCTTGCGCATCATTACCTCGCCGGATGCCGACAATGTTGAGGATCGCTCCGTCGCTGCAACAGGCTCCTACGCGGCCACAGCGCCCGTCAGCGGAGGCTGGCTCATGCAAGCCGTGGCGTTCAAGCTGGTGGCATCAGGAACACCGACACCGACGAACACGCCTGCTCCGACAAGCACAGCGACCAATACACCATCGCCATTACCGACACCAACAGGCTCCGCAACCTATCCGCTCAGTGCAAACGGCAGGGTGCTGGTCGATGCCAATGGAGCACCGTTTCTGGTCGCTGGAGACTCGCCACAGTCCTTGATCGGGAATATCACGCTAACGCAATCTGAGGCGTATTTTGCTGATCGTCAGGCTCAGGGATTCAACGCGGTCTGGATCAACCTGCTGTGCGCGAGCTACACGTACTGCAACAGCGACGCCTCAACGGTTGATGGCCTGCACCCGTTCAACACGCCGAATGATATTTCGACGCCGAACTCCGCCTACTTTGCGAAGGTCGATCAGGTGCTGCAGCAGGCAGCAAACCACGGAATTGTGGTTTTCCTCGATCCAGCGGAGACAGGTAGCTTTGAATCTGTGCTGGTGTCGAATGGAGCGACCAAGGCATACAACTACGGTGTATTCCTGGGACAGCGCTACAGGAATCAGCCGAACATCATCTGGCAGTCGGGTAACGATTACAACGATTGGGCGAACACGTCGAAAGACAACATCGTCAAGGCTGTCGCACAGGGAATCAAAGACAACGATCCCAACCACCTGCACACGATTGAGTTGGGGCTGTATCACAGCACGTCGTCGGACAATACCAATTGGGCATCGTTACTCGGGATGAACGCAGCCTACACGTACTACCCGGTCTACGATGAAGTGCTGAAGGCGTACAACGCGGCGGCGATGCCGGTGTATCTCGTGGAAGGCAACTACGAGTTCGAAAACAACACGGGCATGGACCCCGGCTCCACCTCCACGCTCAGGCGGCAGTTGTACTGGACTATGACCAGCGGAGGTGTTGGTCAGATTTACGGCAACCTGTACAGCGTGCGGTTCCAGGCTAACTGGCAAACGAACCTCGATACGCCAGGAGCGGCGCAGCAGCGCGTCGGAACCACGTTTTTGAGGTCGATCCCCTGGTGGACGCTTGTGCCGGACCAGTCGCATCAGATGCTGACTGGCGGATTCGGGACGTACAACGGTGAAGGCTTCGGTGAGATGGACACCGACAACTACGCAACAGCCGCGCAGAGTGCCGATAAAACGCTCGGTCTGATCTACGCACCTGTCTCAACAGGGTTGGTGGTCAACCTGGCGACGTTCTCTGGCCAGGTTCAGGCGACATGGTTTGACCCGGTTGCCGGAACCACGACCTCCGCTGGATCGTTCGCCAATACGGGTTCACATACCTTCACGACACCGGGAGGGCACTCGGACGGATCGGATTGGCTCCTGTTGCTCCAGGTCACCGGTTCTGCGCCCACGGCAACGCCTGTGCCGGCTACACCTACGCCAGTACCTCCGACTGCTACCACGGTCCCTCCGACCAGCACGCCGGTGCCTCCCACCTCGACGCCGCTACCGACCAGCACGCCGGTAATTGAGCCGACTGCCACGCCAACGGTAGCCCGGTGTCGCGTACAGGTCAGCATTGACGGTGGACCCCTCCAGTTGATTGCTGCGCCAGATAGCTTCTGTGGGTTATAGGAACATGCGCATGTCTCGCTTGAATCGCCGGGTACTCTCGATTGCCGTATCGCTGGTTGTCTCGGTGTTGCTTGTGTCCATGCCGACAGTCATGGCTCAGGCTCCGGTGCGCGAAGCCATGTCGAACATGAACATGGCTGTGACTGGCACATTCCCGCCCGATCCCGCCGCGTGTGCGGCTATGCCTGGTGGAGGTGCGATCCCAACCGGGCAGGCGAATCCACCCGGCTCGGAGTCGGAGCCAATGGCACCCATCTGGTGCTTCCCACTGGCAGCACCGGTTGCTCCGACTCGCGTGAGTGGCGCGAATGATTGGGTGGACACGTTTACAGGTGTCACCAACATGGGTCGCTTCAACGATGGCGACTACGACTACCGCGTGTTCGACAACATCAAGAGTTCCGGGAATCCAGCGCCATTCAAAACGCAGCATTTCACGAATAACAATCACTGGATGGACGACAACTCCGGCGGGCAGCTTGGCGGAACGATGATTCGCCCAAACCGCTCGTTCAAGTTCGAGAACGGAAAAATCGTGGTTGAAGCTGACGTTGCCGCCGGTATTACCGGCTACGTCGGTGCCAACGGAGGCGACACCGCCTGGGTAGAGATGGAGGTAAGCGCGGCTCCGTCGCCGTTCAATAACCCTGTCACCGACAACCTCTACGCCTATGGTCGCTTCGGAGGCTTCGACACGGTTGGCTGTCGGCTGAATCCAGGTGGCGCACCAATCTGTTCCTACGAGGCCGCGCGGGGGCGGACGGCAACCGGCACCGAGGGACTCTATCCGTGCTTCGATGCGGAGCCGGCCAGGCTGTACGAAATCTCTTGGTTCGAGCAGTGCGGCACGATCCACAGCGGAGGACTCCGAAGCGGCTCCTCCTCGCCATGGCGTCAGTGCAGCAGTGCCTCTCAAGTACCCGACATGATGTGCCGAGATCGCTTCCGCATGGAGCTAACCAAGGACAGCCTGACGCTGTATGTCAACGGCTTCAAATACTTTCAGGACGCCAACATGCCATCGAAGGCGTGGTTACCCGACAACGTGGTGAACGGGACGACGCCAGTCTACCTATACCTATCGGATTGGGAGGATAACCCCGACCAACCCGCGTACCGATTCCACTGGCAGCGCATCGCGGTCAACCCGCACAACCCGGACGGAACGGTAGCGGCTCCGTCCGCAGCGCCATCGTTCTGCCTGGGTCAGCCTAACAACACCTGTCCGATGGGCGCTCCGACGAGCACGCCGGTCGCCACAGCGACACGTACGCCAGTACCCTCCACGTCAACTCCAGTTCCCCCGACCAGTACTGCCGTGCCACCAACGGCTACGGCCATCCCTCCGACGTCTACCCCGGTGGCATCGACATCAACGCCAGTCCCGGCCACGGCAACACCTACCACGGTTGCGCGGTGCCGCATCGTGGCCAGCATTGATGGTGCTGATCTGACTCTGATCGACGCGCCAAATTCCGTGTGCGGCTTGCCTTAGCGAAGCCCCATCCACTTTAGATTGCTCAGGGTTAGAGGACGCGACCGATGGACGGAAAGAAAAAGCCGAAAGAAGCAGACATGGACAAGCTCGTCAAGGGATGGAGTGCCCCTTGTAAGCATCCGAAGCGCAAACCTAAACCAGAGGGCACACCGTAGATGGCTACTATTCAGTTCAACAACGGCAACCCTTTCAGTGTTGGTCCGGCTGGCGTCCACAGCGCCAGCCGGACCCTGCCCAACGGCGTGTCCCAGGTCACCGTGCAGGTGCTCGATCCTGTCGGTGATTGGGTTGACCCAACCAACGCTGGCGGCACGTTCATCTTCGGTGTCGAGTTCAGCACCGACGGCGGTTCGACCTGGCAAACATTAGCCAGCAACGGCGTGGGCGAAGCGGTCGGATCAACCTTCAAGGGAAACTTGCCAGCCGTGGGCATCGTGGGCGACGACCTGGCTGTCGCCCACGGGCAGCCGTGCCGTGCGTTTGCCTCGTGCACACCACAGACGATCACCATTGCCGCGCAAGCCATCGTCACGTAAATGGCGGCTACGTTCGTCAAGTGCACTGAGATACGAGGTACTTCTGGGTCTGCTTCTGGCTCAGTGTCATCGACTGCTGGCAATCAGCTCATAGCCGTTGTCACGATCTTCGGTCCAGGCCCCAACACGATGACGTCAGTCAGCGGTGGCGGCACCTGGGTCACGAACTTCAACGGCTCAACGAACAGCCTGGCGATGAAGGTCGGGTTCGCATCATGCACGAGTGCTACGGGCGGCGCGCAGACGATCACGTCTACGTGGGGCGCGGGTTCTGGCATGACGACGTTCATCCTCGAATTCAGCGGCCTGCAACCCAGCCCGATCTATGAAGGCAATGGCACGACCAATGCCGGCACCGGCACGACGATTAGCACCGGCGCGCTGAGCAATACCCAGGCCGACGCCGTCAAAGTGGCCGGTGGTGCCATCGACACCGGCACCAATAACGCCTGGTCGAGCACTGGTTCCGGTTGGACGTTGCCGACTAATGGCTCAGAACCAGATGGCACCGCTTGGTTGGTTGCTGCCTGTGCGTACAAGATTCTGTCCGTAGCGCAATCCGACACGGAGACGTGGAGCCGCACCGGCTCCAGCGTCGGATGGGATGCGCAGATCGGGACATACCTCGTGGCGGCGGATTTACCACCTGGACTCGGACCAGGCGTTGCGATGGACGAAGTAGCGCTGAACATGCAGTCGCAGATTGCGATGATGCGCTGACCCCGAAACGGGGTCACGGGGATTGCCGGTTTACCGGCACCGGGAACATTGAGAAGGTATGGAACACTGCAACTGCTGCGGATGGCCGCTGAACGAGGAGCATGACTTCAACATCCACTGTGCTGTAGCCAACGCGGCGAATGACCAGTTGGAAGCGGAGGCTCGCGAGGCGATGAAGCTGCCAACCACACCCGAGATGGAAGCTGGCTTCGCCCGCGCTCAGGAGGTTGTGGCGGAAACTCTCGCCTATATGCGGTTCGTCCGCGACCTTCATCCGTAGCGACGTACGAACTCATCCCGTACAATCGGACAGCGTGGCACCACGAGCCATTCTGGATGAGGATGAGACCCGGCTCCTAACTGGAATCGGCGTTGCTACGGTCCTATCGACGCTCCTCGTGCTGTGGACTCTCCTGATAGTGGGCCTGGGACTCGGGCTTGCGTTCAGGGTATTCCATCTCGTCGGAGGATGATGTCGTGGAATTGAAGGCTTGGGCAACAGTCGCAAACCTGATTGCGCTCCTGGTTCTGATCGGAGCGTTCGTTCTTGCGCTCATGGGCAGGATGGACGCGACGACAGCGCTGATGATTGGCGGACTCGCCGTAGCGGTGGTCCTGGACTAACCCGTGGGGCTGCTCACGGCTAGTCTCCGCGCACTGTGGCCGCAGGAGCGGAAGGCAGATGCGATTGCCGCTGCGGTTCCGTCGTGGGAGGCTGGCCGTCCGCAGCAGCAGCACTGGAGCTACGAGCGTGCGGCTCGCGAAGGCTACCGCCTGGACGAGTACGTGTTCGCCTGTGTGGACTTCCGCCAGAACGCGATGGGCGAGGCTCCGATCTGCGCTTACACGGCAGCGGAGGAGAAGCTGACCGACTATCAAAACGATGGCGTCACGCTCCTCAATCATCCGAATCCTTACATGGGGCGCTCGAAGCTCTGGAAAATCACCGGCCTGCACCTGGACCTGGCTGGTGATGCCTACTGGCACAAAGTCCGCTCCGGTGCAGGCAAGGTGGTCGAACTCTGGCCGCTCCGCCCTGATCGGATGACCATTGTTCCGAGTGACACTGACTACGTGGCTGGCTACATCTACAAAATCGGAGACAAGACGTTCGCCCTGGCAGAGGACGACGTTATTCACTTCCAGGAAACGCCGAATCCACTGAGCGACTACTACGGTATGAGTCGCATCGAGATTCTGGCCGCGCGTATCGACCTTGACATAGCACAGCGAGTGCTCATTGCGGCATTCTTCAACAATGCTGGTGTTCCGTTCGGGATGATCAACATTGAACGGAAGATCAATACCGAGGAGGAGCGCAAGTCGATCCGCCAGCAGTTTTACCGAGACTTCGGTGGAGCCAACGCCTTCCGAGTTGGCGTGATCGACGGAAGCACCGCAAGCTACACGCCGATGGGAATGCCACTTGGCTCTCCAGGTGTCGCGATGCCGGAGATTGATGAAATGACGGAGGCGCGTATCTGCGCCGTGTTTGGCCTGCAACCCTCACTGATTGCGACACGGCTCGGCATGTCAAGCTCCAGCTACGCCAACCGGGTGAGCGACCGAGAGTTCTTCTGGGAGCAGACGCAGGTTCCGCGCTACCGTGACAACGACGACACGCTCACCGCAGCGCTACAGCCGGACTTTCCTGAAATCATCCGCTTCGAGCACGACCTGACCAAGGTCAAGGCACTCCAGGAGGACGAGGACAAGAAGCACGCTCGCATCCGCGACGACTGGAAGGCCGGCCTGGTGATCTGGACGAGAGCCGTGGAGGACATAGGTGGCGACCCTGAGGAGGAAGGGATGGTCATGTTGCAGAACACCAGCGTCCCGACCTGGACCTCCGACCTGACCGAAAAGCCTGAGCCTGTCGAGGAGCCAACTCCGCAGGCTGCTCCTAACGGACAGCAGATGCCGTCTGACCAGATGCCTGAGATGCCTGACGGCCAGCCTCAGCCTGCTGGACGGTCGAACGGAGTAGCTCACTGATGATCGTGCATGTGACGCAGGAACAGATTGAGCGAGGCGACAAGTGGGATCGGACTGGACCTATCGCGCTAGCTCTGGCGGAGGAGCACGGCTGGAACATTGCGTGGGTAGTGTGGCCGAATGTGGCTGAGTACGACCCGCAGTCGCACAAACTCAAGCGGTTTGGCCGGATGCCACTTTGGGTACAGGAGTGGCTCCAGAAGAAGGAGCAGGGCACACCGGTCGAGCCGATTGAGTTTGAAGTGCTACCGCTTTATCAGGCTACGTACTGATGACCGCCGGCCTGTCGATTCGCATTGTCATCACGTTTCTCACCGCGCTCCAGGCCGGCATCGCAGCACTCCTCGGTTTTGGCGATGTAGTGCCGCAGCAGTGGAAGATCGCCCTCGTCGTAGCAAGTGCCATGATTGCCGTATTGCTGAATCAGGTTCCCTCCTGGCAGCAGGCACCGGCAGCTAATCGAGCTATGAAGGAGGCCGGCATCGAGTGATCGTTCAAGTAAGCTACCAGGCAGCGCTATGCCGTGACTCACGGTCCCGCCGTGATAGCGTGGTGTCTCGGTCAGTCCCCTCTCGCTACTCACATCGCATGTATCGGATTCCGAGAGTCTGGTAGCTTACCTGGGTGACCACTCTTGCCACGCTCGATAACGGAATTACGCTTCCGCTCTGCAACGAGCATCGCAAGCTAGCCGTTGACCACGTACTCCGCCGCAAACGCAGCAAAGCGGAGTGTGGCGTCTGCGTGTTCACGCGCAGGCTTCTTCGTGAGCCAGAGCGACCCTGCATTCGAGGTAGTGAGAAAGATTGCCTGGTGCAGCTTCAGTGCTACGGGAGGGGGGCAGCGTCCGGGCCAGCGGTTGTGAGGGTGCTCCGTGCAGGCAAGATTCAGATTATTCTTCGCGCGTCGCTAAACACGTATGATGGTGGGCAGTACATGTGGAACTCGATTCCAGGCTATGAGATATACGGCGACCTGGAGTTCGATGTACCTGCTGACGTGGAAGTGTTTGCGATGCGGAGGGAGCGCGGTGAGCTATTCCAGTACCACATCGTGAACGGCACCATGACGCGCCTTCAGGTGTCTGTTTCCTCGTTCGGTGGTGTGACACGGTGGGTAGCACCTACCACCACCATCAGCAATTCAAACACGGTTACGCTTGCTGGCTGGCCGCTTGCCGCTAATTCAAACTCGCTTACCGCCAAGCTCCTGTACGAGGAGATATGACTCGCCCTATTGCCTTTCAGCGTCCAGATCAGCGGGTGGTGGAGCTTCTGCCCTGGTCGGAGGACGACCTGGCAATAATGGCACAGGTGACAGAGGCAGATATCCAGCACGCCCGGCTGGTTTGGCGCGATATGCTGCCGAGGCGATGGCGGCTCCTCCTGGAAGCGCGCCGTGCTTGACAGCGAATATCGCGTCTACCTCATCCGAACCAGCGCAATGCTGATGGTGTTCGACCGAGAGGGCAAGCAGATTCCGCATCTCCAGGGACCGGTTGAGACAATGGCAGAGAAAGTGCTGAAGATTGTCCCGGAGGAGCACTGGCACGTCTGCGACTTCCGAGTGCTCAGTTGAGTGCCGTTCATCTGGGACGGACAGCGCTACGTCTATCCGAGTGGCAACCCGGTTCCGTGGAGCCAGATCGACCGCGTGCTCGACGGAGCTATTGCCCAAAGCGCTCAGCGGATCACAGCTATGACCGAAGCGCTCCAGGCTGGAACCGTGCGGCTGGCCGACTGGCAGCAGGGCATGGCTGCTGAGATCAAGCTCCTGCACGTCGGAGCGGCAGCGATGGGCAATGGAGGCTGGAGCAATATGACGCAGTCAGATTGGGGATGGGTCGGCTCCCGACTCCGCTCGGAGTACGGGTTCTTGCGGAACTTCGCTCACGACATAGCCTCCGGTGACCAGGCGCTTGATGGTCGCCTGCTCCAGCGAGCAGCCATGTATGCCGATGCTGCGCGGGGGGCGCAGCGGGAGATTCAGCGACGTTCAGCCATGCTGTATTACGGAGCTTCCGAGGAGCGGAACCTGCTCGGACCGGCGGAGCATCACTGTCCTGACTGTCCAGCGCTCTCGGCGCGCGGATGGGTAGCGATTGGTTCACTGCCCGCCGTAGGAACGCGCTCCTGCCTGAGCCGGTGCAAGTGTCGCATTCAAACCCGATGACAGAATCCGATAGGGAGGCAGTCGCGACCATTTTTGTGTTCATCTGCCTGTTCGTCCTAGCCTGTATCGGCCTCCTGATTTTGGGCGTCGTGATCGGACTGGCGTACCGATTATTCACGTGGTCCGCTGGCTTCCCGTGAACGTCGATCCGCTGAACCCGACAAACGCTCCGATGCCGGCTGACCTCATGCGGCTTGGTATCCGGTGGGTCCGTCTGGTGTCACGCCGGGGCGTGGAGCAGTACGTCAACTGGATGCAGGTGGCCGGGATCATGGTGCTCGCGGTGGTGACGGAGCAAAGCGGTGGGTATCTCTGCCCTGCCGATGTGTACCAGATCGGCAACGAGCCTGACGTGCCTGGCACTGACGACTCTATGTCTCCTGGTGCGTACTGCTCATACTTCCGCCTGTACCGCGAGACATATCCCGACCTGACGATGATCGGAGCCGGCCTTGGCTCAGGGCTGACCGCTTACTGGAAGCAAGTTATGCAGGGTGGTGGACTTTCAGGAGCTTCCGGGTTTGCAGTACATCCGTACGCCAAGACTGCTTCGCAAGCTCGCCCGCTGCTCAACCAGTACCGAACGCTGTCGCCCAATCTTCCGCTGTGGTGTACCGAGATCAACCGACCAGCGCCGGAGCTACCCGAGTTTGCCGCAATGCTGAAGTCGCTCCCGGTCGTAATGTGGTCCTGGTTCTGCTGGTCGGAGGAGTTCGCGCGACAGGCTGGCATCTATCCGCTCGATGAGCGGCTAAAGCGCGTGCTCGGAGCGTGTCTGTGAGAGAGAATTTACCGGTGCCGGGAAAATCTGATGGTTGAACGCCCGGTCTACGTCACCGATGCTCCAGGGTATGAGCGTCAGGAGCTACGAGCCATGCGGGAGGTTAGCTGTCCTCACTGCGGCTACTTCCTGGCTCGCATTGACGCCCCGTGGGGCAAGGTGAGAGCCTATTGCCGGGGCTGTCGCCAGTACCGAACGGCATACCTCGGTCGTCCTACATTGACGGAAATACGACCTGGTCTGTAGAGTAGTCGCCAACTAAACAAAGCGGACTACGGGTCCACCAATGCCCAATGCGCCCACGAGGTGCGGGCAGGTGGACTTTTTCTTTGCCCGAAGTCGAACAATTCGCAACAGCGCTCCAGATCAAGGCAGTCAATACGGAGCAGCGCCTGATCGAGGGCTATGCTGCCGCGTTCGGCAACCGTGACCGCACCAACGACATTATCGAGCCGCACGCCTTCGACCGAACGCTCGGGGAGCACAGGGACGTGCTGGTGTTCCTTGGTCACAACGCTACGGGACTTCCGTTAGGCGAGCCAGTCGAAATCCGCGCCGACGACAAGGGATTGTTCACGCGGACGAAGATTTATCCCACCACACAAGGCGACGACCTGCTCCAGGTCGCCAAGGCGCGTATGAGTGCAGGGAAGTCTCTCGGCATGTCCATCGGCTTCCGCACTCGCCAACACAAAAGCGGTGCGCGCACCAAAGAAGGTCCGACACGCCACCTACTGGATATCGACCTAGTGGAGTACAGCTTCCTGGCCTCTCCTGAGCTTGCGGCTAATCCGCTCGCCGTCACTACCAGCGTCAAACGCAATTCCTATCGGAGGAAGCCGATGAAAGTTCTCGAACGGGACGGGAAGTGGCACCTGGAGGAGGAGGACGGCAAGCTACTCGGCTCGTTCTCATCTGAGGGTGATGCGCTTGCCGCACTCGCCATGCTAGATGAGCAGAAGGCCGAGTGGACAGCGGCATACATCAACAGCCTTCCCGATTCCGCATTTGCCTACGTTGAGAGTGGCGGACACAAGGACGAGGAGGGCAAGACCGTCCCGCGTGCCTTGCGTCACTACCCGCACCACAATGCGGATGGTTCTCTGGACCTGCCGCACCTCCGCAACGCCCTCGCCCGCGCGGCAGCGAATCCATCTACCGGTGATAAGGCTCTGCCTCACCTTGAGCGCCACGCACAGGCAGCCGGTGTCGGTCAGGGAGCCAAGGACCATGACGACGCGCATGACGAGCAGTGGCAAGAGGGAGCAATTGCTCCAGGGCTGCTCCTCCAGGACATAAAGCTCCGCAGCCTTATGGAGGACATTGTCAAGGAGCAAATTGCGATGGGCGAGTTGTCCATCGACACAAAGGCTGGCCGGCGCATCAGCAACGAGAAGCTCTCGCGCCTGAAGGAAATCATTGCCCACCTCCAGGAGGTGGTGGATTGGGGCGAGTCCGTCGATCTTGGTGAGGACGGAAAAGCTCAAGTGGACTGGTATCGCACACAAGCGGACCTGTTCGAACTTCAATTGACGGAGGTCGCCTGATGCCCGAAGTGGCAACGCTACGCGAAGACCTCGGGAAGGTGATCTCCCGACTGAATTCGATCACCGAGTCCTACAAAGTCGGCTCGATGCCGGCAGACAAGCGTACTGAGTGTGATGCACTGGTCCGCAAGGGACGCGAACTCCAGACAGAGATCAGCGAAGCTCTCAAGGTGGAGGAGCGGAAGGCCGATCTTCAGAGCCTGGATGATTTCCTGAACAAGCCACAGAACACCATTCCACATGGGGTGGAAGGCGATCAGGGCGAAGGCTCCGACGAGCGCAAAGCTCTGGCGCGTGCTGGCTGGGAATTCAAGGGCGGCTCGGTCATTCGCCATACGAGCATGGGTCCGCTGGAGATGTACTCGGATGAGGTTCTGTTCGGACCAATCCCCGAGGACGACCCCACCGCCGCTGCGTATTTCAAGAGCACTCGCGCAGCAATGGGCGCTCCGTACCGCAAGGCATACGAGCGACTGCTCCGCATGACGGCTCGCGCTCCGTTCGGCATGAGCGGTATCAACTTCCTGTCCATCGCTGAGCAGAAGGCACTCTCCGAGGGTCTTGACCCGAGTGGCGGCTTCCTGGTTCCGCCAGATGTTCAGGCTGAGCTTCTGGTCCGTACGGCGCAGATGGCAGTATTCCGCAGCAACGCTCGCGTGCAGAACACGTCACGCGACGTGCTCCGCTGGCCGAAGGTTGCGGCGGCGTCTGCGACAGCCGGCGGTTTGTCGGCAGGTGGTGGCTCCGTTTTCTCGTCAGGCTTCATCGGATCGTGGGTGGGAGAGGTTCCGTCTACATCGGACGTTGATCCCACGTTCGAGGAGTTTGACGTGATCATCCGCAAGCTCCGCATCCAGACGCGACTGTCCAACGACTTCATCGCGGATAGCGCGGTGAACGTGCTCGCCTTCCTGGCCGAAAACGGCGCGGAGAACATGAGCTTGGTCGAGGATAGTGCGTTCTTCGTCGGCACTGGCATCCAGAAGCCTACGGGCATCCTGGATAGCGGCTCCGGTGTTGCGACTGTGGATGTTGAAGGCACGACTGCCAACACCATCTCCAGCACGGCTGGTGACGCTGGCAGTGCCAGGAAGACGATCACGCTCGCCTATACCCTTCCAGCCCAATATGCCGGTGGAGCGAAGTGGTACATGCGTCGCAACGTGGAAGGCAAATATCGCGGTCTTATCAACGCTGCAGGTGGCTTTCACTTCATGGAGAATGGCTACGGAGGCGCTCCGCGCACCATCCTCGGCTTCGGAGTGGAGAACACCGACTTCATGGCGGACGATGGCACTGACGCGAACCGCGTGGTGCTGTTCGGCAACCTCCGCAATGCGTACATCATCGGCCAGAGGGCACAGATCACATCGACCGTCCTCCGCGAGCGCTATGCGGATACCGACCAGACGGGAATCATCCTGTTTGAGCGCGTAGGCGGATCGACGTGGAACCCCGATGCGGCTCGCATCGGCATTGTGTAAAGGGAGTAGTAATCAATGCCTCTGCACCACCAGAATCTCTCGTCTGACGTTCTTCCGCGTCAGGCGCTAGCTCCGCAGTCGTTGACTAGCGGAGCGGCGGTCAACGGCTCCGCCATCGACACAAAGGGTTGGATGGGCGTTGCCTTCATCATCGAAGTCGGTGCCATCACCGGCTCCGGTGCGCTGGATGCCCGCATTATGGAGGACACTGCATCCGCCATGAGCAACGCGACGAACGTCACCAATGGTGCGCTCACTCAGGTCGCGGCCACATCTAACAGCAACGTCGCGATTATCGACTACCGCAATCCGGCCAAGCAGTACGTCCGCCTCACGCTGACGCAGACCGTCAACACGGTTGTTGCTGGAGCGACGGCTGTTCTGTACGGGCGTGATGGAATTCTTCCCGCGACAGCAGCCGCTGTTCAGACGGTTTCCGTCTCGGGATAAATCCATGTCAGTTGCCGACCCGCCCCGGTCGCTGGACCAAACACGGACAGACCTGGCTCAGGAGTGGTACGAAGCTGCACCGGCCACTCCTGAACAGGTCGCAGAGTTTTACCGAACCTCGAAGTTCATGGAAGCGGACCTGGATACCTGGCACGTTGCCGATGCGGAACGCAAGTCCTGGACGAAGGTTCTGACGCACGTCGCCTCGAAGGTCGTCCACGCCCAAACGGCTATCGACGTAGGCAGCGGCGCAGGGCACGATCTCGCAGCGCTGAGGGTGGCTCTCGGTAGCGAAGCTACCCTCTACGGGGTCGAACCTAACGAAGCGCTGAGGACGCGCTCAGAGGGCACAGCGACGATGGTAGCCGACGTGGCGATTGCGCCTGTCGAGCGTGCGGACGTGCTCTCGTGCTTCGACGTGCTAGAGCACGTGCCTGACCCTGGAGCTTGGCTCTCGTCTTGGGCGGGCAGAGTCAAGCTCGGGGCAGTGCTCATCGAAACGTGTGCTACGCACGACATTGGCACTCCGCTTCATCTGGAGTCAAACCGAGGGTGGCACCCGGGCAACACGCTCGAAGCGCTCGGCTACGAGATTCTGGATGCGCGTGGCAGGCTCCGTGTGTGGCAGCGGCAGAAGCTCAAGGGAGAGCCTCACGCTTCTGTGCTGCTGTGCGCCTATCGCACGTGCTCCATTCCGACGCAAACCGCTATTGACAAGCTCATTATGCGCGGTTGGCGACTCCTCCCGAAATGGGGAGACGGCTTCATCGCGCGGAGCCGCGCGATCGTGGTTTCTAGCTGGTACAGGGAAACAGCCGACGACGTGTTCCTGATGCTTGACGACGATATCTGCTTCGAGCCATGGATGGCGGAGCAGTTAGTTCAGGAGTGCAGGAACGGACACGACATTATCCACGCGGCATATCCAGTGCGAGACGGAGGCCATCTGGCAATCCGTGGCCTGGACAGGCCGATCCGCTTCGGTCCCAACGAAGTGCCACAAGAAATCAAACATGCCAGCACCGGCTTCCTGGCGGTTCACCGCAAGGTGATTACAGCGATGGTGGAGTCCGGCAAGTGGCCGCTATGCCACGCCAATATGCCTTGGGCGTTCTGGCCGCTGTTCAACACGTTCTGGACTGAGGACGAGGCTGCGGGTGGCTGGAGCTACCTGTCGGAGGACTGGGCGTTTATCGAGGAGGCGCACCGGCTTGGATTCAAGGTGTGGCTGGACCCGGTTATCAAGCTCGATCACATCGCGCAAATCAAGGTCAACGTAGACAACATGCACCTGATAGATCAGGCAGTCCGCTTGGAGGTGGAGAATGGCTGAGAAACCTGGAGAGGTCGCCAAGCTCAATGCGGAGTTGGCGGCGGAGCATCTGGCTGTCGCTGAGGAGAAGGCTGCTGAGGCGAAAGAGGAGGCAAACAAGAAGAATCCCTCCCTCTGCCCGCAGTGTGGCGGCAAGATGGTTCACCACGATAACCCGGCTGACCCCATCAAATACGGAGCCTGGCACTGCAATAACTGCGGTATCTGCTGGAAGGATGGCGCTCCGCGCTGATGGCCGCGCCGAAGTACTGCACTGCCGACCAGTTGAAGGAGCGTCTGTGCCTTGCGGTAACGGACGATCCCGACAACGTCCTAGAGGAAGTGGTCGCTGCCGCTAGCCGGTGGGTTGACCGTCGTACAGGACGCCGTTTCTACACGGCGACGGAAACGCGGTACTACACGGCATCGCCACGACCATCCAGCACCGGGGTACTCGGGACTGTCCACTGGAACCCTGAGCGTCCGAGTTTCGGCATCTGGACTGCTCAGTACGTGGAGATTGACGACTTCGTGAGCGTGACCACCGTCGCTACGGACGAGGATGCGGACGGAGTGTACGAGCGAACCTGGACAGCGGGCACCGATTACTGGCTCGGGCCACGAAATGCTGCCCTGGAGGATCGCCCCTACCGCACCATTCACCGCGCCTGGCCGAGTGGCCGCTACATCTTCCCTAATTGGGAGAACGCGGTCGCGGTGACTGGCTCATGCGGAGCAGCAGCGGACACGCCGGACCCGATCCGCGAGCTATCGCTGATGGTCGCTGAGAATTTTGCTCGCCCGATCCTGCCGCTGGTGCAGGCCGGAGCCAAGTCCTACACATTCGGCACGTCTATGACGGTGACATTGGACGATGGCGAGCTTCCTCCAATGGCGCAGTTGATCCTTGCGGAGTACGGCGTGCCGATGGGGTCGGTTGTATGACCTGCAAGCTCCCGATCTGCTCCGACAAGCTCGATGCGATGATCGGCGTGTTTCTGACTGACCTGGCGACCATCTACCGAAAGAGCTACGTGTCAGACGGAGGAGGCGGGCAGGTGGACTCGTACACGTCGGTCGGCACCTATCCCTGCTCCCTGGAGAAATACCCGGTCCAGGCTCGCGAATACGAGCGTGCTCCAGGCGTCCTGACAATCATGGAGTGGCTGTTTATTTTCCAGGTCAGTACGGTCGTCCAGCAGACCGACCGAATTGACTGTCGTGGTCGCCACTTCGAAGTGACCGGCCAGGGACTCGGAACCCACAGCATCAGCAACGAAGTCCTCTGCAAGGAGATCATCTAAATGACCGAAGAAGCTCCAGTCGAAGCTCCAGTCGAAG